TTTCCGCATGCCCTTAACGGGCTTCTTAATGTTCTTCTGCTTCTTGCCAGAGAGCCTAAAAGTTTGATTCGTCCGGGCTGCTGCCCACTCGTCGTACCGCTTCTGGAATGCAGCGTTCGTCTCATCCGGTCGCTTCACCGGCTCCGCACCCTTAGCGGGAGACTTCATGCGAGAGGGAACTTTGCCGCGCTGGAAGCGACTGGGTCGGCCACCGAGTGGCATCTCCTGCATCAGGCGGCGGGTCTCGTCGAACTCCATCCCTCCGCCGCGAACGTAAGCCTCGTACTCAGCCTCATCCAGTTGCGCCCGGACCTGTGGGTTCTCATCGAGCATCCGGTTGAACTGCAAACGCTGCAGCTCCTCCGGCGTCATGTCAGCCTCGACGTTTTGCACGCGGCTAGCGGTAGCGTTCGGGTTGCGAACGTCAGACTTCGTCTGAGCCGTCTTCCATGACTTCTTCGCCGAGGCGAAGCCGTCCTTCCACGGCTTGGTTTTGCCGTTCTCGTCGATGATCTTGAACTGCTGATGGTTGGGTGTCTTGTCACCCGTCCACGTCACGCGAACATTTGCCTTTTTCAGGCCAGCAGCCTTCGATGCTTCCCTGCCCAGAGCGTTCTTGATGACGTTGTCGACATTGACGCCGCCACTGGCGGTGGTGGTGCGAGTGTCCACCGCGACAGGCTCGGGTGGCTTAGGCATGTCGCGTGGGCCTTGCGGCGGACGAGTGAACTTAGGTGTTAGTTCTGGGCCTTCGGTTTTGATCTTGTCTGGCCTCGGTGGGCGTGCCGGGGGAATAACCCGTCGGCCCACGCCCCGCTGCTGCGCTAACGCAGCCTGAACCATCTCCTGCGGCGAAGGTTGCGTAGTTTTCGCAGCCTGTCGCAAGCCAGCACCTAGGGCAGCACCCGGACGACGCAGCATCGAAGCAGCCAAGCCGACACCAGCGACGCCAGCGCCAGCCTTCATCATCTGCGGGTCGTACTGCTCAATCGCACGCCGATTAATGGCGTCGCGAGCAAGACCTGAATCGACGCGACCACCGGCAGACAACTGCTGCTGCGGAATGAACGCGCTCGACTGTGCGGCCATGTTCGCTGACGGGTCAGCGGCAGCACCAATTCCTCCTGCCATTCCCCGCAGGTACGACTTCATCCACTCGATGACGGCGTTCTCGCCGCTCATCTGGGTGCGAGTCTGGCCCGGTGGTTCTCCCCTTGCCATACGTTTCCTAACTACTTCTTCGGCTTGCGCCTTTTGTAACTTGGGTCCATAAGGCCCGGATAGTTTTTGTTTCTCGCGTTACCGGGACCGAACGGGTACGTCTTGTTGGGCGGCTCACCACTCGGCTTCGGCTTCGCCTTCGCCCTCGACTTCTTCGGCCCCGTCGTCATCGTCTCGCCCTTGATGCGCTTGGCCTTCGCCACGCGCTTGCGGTAACCGCGAGCGTCGTCCTCGTTGATGGCCTTCTTCGCGTCGGCCATGCCTTTCTTCGTGTACGGGAACTTCTTCCCCTTGACGTTAGGCACGACTACTTGAGCTTGTTGTTGTTGCCCTTGATGCCCTTCGGCTGCGAACCCTTAGCGACCTGACCGCCGCCAACGACACCGCCGCCGTTCTTCTTCGGCTGGACAACGCCTGCTCCGGTCGGAGCCTTGCCCATTCCGCCTTGCTTTCCGATCATGCGTTTCTCCTTATGCGGGAACTTGTCTGGACACTGCGCCAGACAGAACGGGCCTACCTGTGCCCGTCAAACCAGCGAGCAACCGCTGCATAGGCGGTGGCGCTGGAAGAACTTCGTTTTGAACCGGCCCCTGCTCGGGGGCCGCATCCATGCCAGCACTACCAATAGGTGCGCCAGCGTCACCGGGACCGGCCATCTCGTCCATCGGTTGCTGCGGCTCTGGTGGCTTCGGAGGCTCAAACGCTTTCTGCACCGCATCCTCAAGAGCAGTGCCCTTCTTGCGCTCATCGATGACGGTCGCCAACTGCTGCACAATCTGCGTCGGGTTCTGCCCCTGAGCGGCCATCTGCGGGATCGCTGCTGCCAGAGAAGCGACACCAGCCTTCAGGCTGTCGCGCATCTCCTCCATGTCAATCGCCTGCTCCTCCTCGGAGGCGTTCAACTGGATCGGCAAGTTACGTCGCGTGAACGAGCGGGAAATCAACTTGTCGCCTCGCGCCTGCAGCGCGAAGATCAAAGAACGGTTGGGGTCAAGCCCAGCCATCAGCCCGTGGTTTATGGAGATCCCATAGTTACCTTTAATGTCGGCTGATGGCCGGTACTTCAACTTGTACTGAACGCCGTTAGCGGTGGCAGATACCTCGCGCTGTACCTCGCTGAAGTACGCTTCGTCGACGGCCAACGCGAGAGACACCGCCTCTCCAAGCGTCGCGCCCATGATCGACTGAGCGGTCTTGACCTGTGAATCGAAAGCAGCCTGCAAGGCTTTCACGCCCTGACCAGTGACAATCGACCCGTCCGCTTGGCCTGCTCTTGACTCTGGGAAGCGAGTGCCGAACTTTAATTCTTCGGATAGCAGGTTGTTCTCAGCGAACGACATGCTCGGCACATCCAACGGGATGCGCCGAATCTTCTCTGGTGTGTTCGACCGGATCACAGAGTCCGGCCCGATGCTCAACTGCGTCACGTCCTGCGGCAAAGCCAGCGGAGCCTCAACGCTCTTCTGCGTCGCCTCCATCATCAGCAACGCCAGACGCGCCTTCGCCGCGTACACCGGCAGCACGTCATCGAACTGACCACGCGCCTCACCATCAAGCGACGGGCGCAACGCGACAACGACAGGAACCTGACCAATGCGGTTCGGCGTCTGCGCCAGCAGTAAGCCCTCACGCTCCGGCAGGAACATCACGCTCGTGTTCTTGTCGTAATACCGGACAACCTCAAGCATGCTGTTCTCGTCCGTATTACCGAACATGCCCCGCTTCAGGATCTTGTCCGCCTGCTCAGGGAACATCGCCGCGAGGTCACCAGCCTTGCGGCGGAACAAGTGCGCGTACACCTGCATGTCGCCGAAACGATCCATGTCAAAGTACGCGCCCTCGCACGACTCGACGTGAATGTGAGGCCGCTGATCCTTGAAGTGCGGTTCTACGCGCAGCGGCACAAACCCATAAGTGATGAACTGGTCAGCGGCACGGATCAGGTTCGTACTCATCTTCGACGCAGCGACGTAATAGTTAGCGATCTTCGTGCGCTTATCGGCTTTCGTCCGGGCGTTCTCATCCAACGTCGAGTCACCCGAAGCGGTGATCGACGGCAAGACGCCAACCTGCTCGCTCAAGTCCTTAGCGACAACATCGATCATGTTCGCGATGATCGGCTTCGACCACATGCCCTCAGGGAACAAGCCGGGGAAAACCTGCTCCGCGTGCCCCGCACGCACAGCCGCAACCTCACGCATACGCCTGTCACGCTCACTGTTGCGTTTGCGGATCGCGTCAAACTTCGCCGCGTAATCGGTCATCTACAGCCTTCCAACTGTTTGAGCCGTTGCCAGCTCGTCAAGGGAAACCACATAACGGGAGTCCACGTCATTCCTCGACGCGAACTGGTTAGGCAAGAATTGAGAAACCCCACCCGCCTGAGTAAGTACTTCCCGCGCCACGATCTCGCAGAACCACAACGCCATCACGGCGTCCATCTTCAACTTGCTGCCCTTCACACCGGGCTGCCAAGTGATCAACTGCTCGATCAGTTTCTTAATGTTCTCAAAGTTGCTCGTGTCAGGTAACTCGATCAAGTTGTCATCAGCATGCTTGAACGTCTCCTGACCCTCACGCTTCGTCTTCGACCCAAACAACGGCGCAAGAGAAGCAACACCAAAGTCCGGGTCCGACTTGTTCGTGGACGTGTGATGAGGCCGATACGCGATCCCCCGAGTCGCCAAGAATGACCTGATCTCCTCATCCTGCGTCAGGAACAACTGGAACGCGTTCGACTCCACAATCACCGTGTGCGGCCTGAACCTGTCAGCCCACGAGTAGATCAACTCGCGGATAGCCGCCGGGGTCGGCGAAGGCATCACGCTCACGTCAAGGACATACCGCTTCTGCGTCCGCCGATCCACCGCGTAAGCGACAGCAGCAGTCTCACCCGCCATCGCCGGGTCAATCCCAATCACCCGATAAAAGTTCGACGACTCCGACGGGTGACCAGCCGCACCAGATACCAATGGCCCCGGCTTCCTCATTCCATTGACCGCGCCTCTGACGCATACCGGGTCAAAAATGGCATCCTCTGCGACATCGAGGTTCTGATACACCAGCGACCATTTGCCGGGACCAACCTCATTGCGGACCACGTTCAACCGTGGGCCGCTCCACCTCTCAAAATGACCCTCCTCATCAGGAACGTCACCCTCAGAAAGGGGAAGATCACACACCGGCCACAACGTCTCCCAATTACTCAGGTCATCGCCGTAGCCAAGAACAGCAGGCATCGCGAGATACGTCCAAGGGATCTTCGCGTCCGTGTAATGCTCAGGGTTACGCAGCTCCCGATACAGATCCACCGGAGCAACCCGCGTACCCACAACCAGCAACTGGCCGCCATTCGGAGGAAGGCGGGATGCCACTTCCTGCCGGATCCAGTCCTGATGCTTCTCCCACTCCCCCGCGTTCGACAGGGTCACCACGTCGTCAAGCACAATCAAATTGGCACGCGAACCATAACTGGCCCCACCGCACCCCAGTGCCTCAACCGTCGGGTCTTTCTCCCCGGAATCGCGTGCATCCCCGCCCAAGTAAATCTTGTTAGCCGCCCACTGATCAGCGGTGGCCTTATAGCCATCCGCTGGCCCGAAAGCAAACTGCATGTCCGCGTAACGAGGATGCGTCAACCGCTGCTTAATCGCATACAGGAACTTCTTCGCCTGCTCCTGAGTCTTCGACACAATCAACACGTTGATGTTCGGATCCTTAGCAATCCGATACGTCACATAATTAATCGTGATCGTCATGCTCTTCGCATGATTCGGCGGGACATTAACCAGCAGGCGAGAAAGCCCAGCCGTGCCCTTCTCATAAACCATCGAGTCGTGAACCCAGCCGGGTTCACGGCCCT